CCAGGAATGCTATCAGCAACTTCTGCCGCCTTCGTACCAGGCTTTACTACAACCACTTCTATCTCTGGATCGACATTATACTTGTTGAACAGAAAGTGTGCCGTCTGCTTATAAGCAACATACAATCCACCAGCGAATGAGATCAAGAGCATGATTGCACTAATCACACTCACGACTCCATCGCCAATTTGCTGAATCAATGCACCTAGCCGCGTCACATCTCCTTGGCTCATGCCCACCAGCAACAGAACGCCTGTTGCTGATGACATGGCCGAAACGATAGATGCGAGGAACGACTTTACTGCATCGTGGTTAGAGAACATTTTTTGCCTTCTCTGTAGCAATAACAGCACAGGTTTGCTCACCTGCCCATCCGTCAACGTCGAGCGGAGGATGTTTCGCCTGGAATGCTTTGATCGCTTGCCTAGACCTAGGACCAATCAAACCATCAACTTCCAAGCCTGCATTATCCAACTCATTCAATGATTCCTGCACCCACATATTTCCATGTGGATCAAACAACCACTCAGCACCAGCCGCAACCATATCGATAACTGTGGTCAATTCAGGAAAATTGTCCTTGCCAATCTTCTGAATCACCGGAATGAGATTCGGCTGCTTCTTCTGCAACTCAGTATAGACAGGCAGTCCGATATCAATCCATTTCTTGATTTCTGCCGACGCATTGACCAACGATAGAATTGTTAACCAGTCCATAACTACACCTCCTTCGTTGCCTTAGCTCGTACTTTTTCAGCCGCGTTCAACGCCTCATCGACCAATGATAAAATAGTCTTGTCATCGACATAGCCTTGAAACATCGATGGCACGATTTGCAAAAGACGTGGCTTCACTCGATTGAAAGCCGCATTGCGTTCGTCTTTGGTCGGCATGTTCATGCCCTCACTATTTTGAACCCACGTCCATGCGCCTTGTCCCACATCTCTTGCGCACCCTTCGCCGTGAGCGGCTTGATCGTAAAATCCCCAAATATCGATCCAGCAACAACAGTTACTTGCGTACCTGTCATTTCTTCAACGTATTCTTGCTCGGTAGTCCTAACTCTGTCGTTCATCTCTCATCTCCATCATGATCGGAGCGATTATTATAACCGCCATTGTGAACATGCCGATTGCGATCCCGATAATGAGACAACATACGCATGTGTGAGTCACACAGATTTCTCTCCAAACAACCGAGCTATCAACCCCGGCTTCTTCAATTCTTCCATGTTCGATGCAACTGCTACAGGCACGCCAGCCTGCTGCCGCGCAAGTTTAAAACCGTACAGTATCTGCTCATCTGTCCAAGGAGCCACTCGCAATCCTGACTCGTATCGAAACATCGCCTTAGCGAATTTCAACAACTGCACATCATCCTCAAGCTTAATTTCTGTATCAGGCTTCAATCCTGTCCAAACAACAACAGTCTCGGCATATGCTGGATAATTCGCCTGACCACCACCATACTTGATAATAATATCCTTAAGCGTCTTCGCAAATGGACGATAATTATCATGCGTCCTATACCGATGTAGTAATTCCCACCATGCAGCAATTCCATGCTCAGGCGACTCAAAAATCACCGTACTGTTCGTACCACTCGTCACTTTATCCCCAACATACCCTGGATATTTGCGAACCCATTCCGCCACATTAAGCGCACCAGGATTATTAGTACGAACAGAGGTACGCAAAGTCTTATCAAAAGGCGTTGACGAAAAGAATCCACCAGGGACAAGTGAGTGAAATTTCGGATCACCTGCACTCGGCTCTGGTCGAGTTGCAGGAATAAGCGGGCTAAGCTCCAATTTCCAAGGCCGCGGGTCATCGTAACTACCCTTTACCGAAATATGAAAATGCTTATCGTGTGGATTGCTCCCTGTGTACCTACGCCAAATCCACGGATAGACACCACTGCTCGCTATCCTTCGATTGCTAATCAAATATTTGATCCGGTTGTCATGCGACTGTCTCAGTATATCAGCCACTTTTCCAGCATCAATACCATGCCGAGGATCATGAGTGATATCCATAGCGCAAACAACACCAGCAGAATTGGGATTGTGATCGCTAGTAGATGCCTGATGACGTGCATCACCAATCGTCCCGTCGCTCGACTTGTCTCTATTCGGCGCGAGCGTATTGATCTGACTGCGTAACGTCTCTAAGCTCTTTGCCAATCGCCAAGACATTGTGTGACTCACACAGTTCGAGGAAGTTAAAACGCTCGTTGCATCTGTTGATAGTCGCCCACGTCCATCTCATGCCAATACGTCCACTGCGGCGGCAACGCTCTCTCCGGTATCACTACTTTACTCGCTTCTGGCAGTCGTGCAAGCATATATTTTAACGTGTTCATTGCATGGTCATTACTGTTCACAGGCTCGTCAATGTTCTGTCCTTGCGGATTTCGCTTCCAATAATATGCACTGATTTCACTTTGAAACCACTCCAATTCGTTCACAACATACAACAGCGGCGCTGGCCGCTCACCTGTAATCGGATGCACGATATGTTGCAATCCTGACAGATAACTATTCACTTTTGCAATGCCTGCAACCACATCGTTACTTGCAGGCTTCATAATCAGCCCTGCATCACGATGCAGCTTCGCTAATGTATCGCCGGTATCCTTCCGTCCTGCAATAACCATCCGTCTGAAAATAGCGGGGTCTGCATCAATAGGATCATCAGCAACGAGGCGACCAGTATAACGCGAACGGATATCAAATATCGCCTGAGGATGAAGATCATAACTAAACTCAGGGAGGTAAAAGCCGTCGATAATGAACATGCGGCCAACATCATCCACAAAACCAAGCATATAACAAGTTGGGCTAACGATACCAAAATCATAACCTTCCACCATCTTCACCTGGACGTGTCGTTGCAGACACTTGTCAAGATGTTTAAGCGCCTGTTCCCGCGAAATACAATGTATCTGATTGTCAAATCCAGGATGGACAAGCCCTTCAAATGCTGCCCACTTACCAAGCAAATAACGGTCTCGCATTTGCCCTTTATAAGCAGCTTCAAGGGTCCGTATGTAATCGTCACCCAAATTCGCCTTGTTTGCATACGTGTCACTTTCAAACAATTCAACTAATGGTTTCCCTGTGCTGGCATCGATAATAAGCTTATCCATGCAAATACCACGGTCACGCCAAACCATGTACGGCTGAACGACCTCTCTGAAGAACCAGTTATGGGAAGGGTTAGCAGTTGCCATGAACCATCGGGGGCCTTCAGAAGGCATCGAGGCATCTTCTTCACCGTCAGGGCGATACGGGGTATCACCACGTAACCGTCCAAGCAAATCGAGGAAGTCCTTATAGACAATTTCAGGGTCTTCAATCTGATCAATGACGATCCAATCATAGCTCGCACTCAACAAGTTGCTGGCTGTTGTTCCATCTTCGCGTGTCTTGCCACGTTGTGCAACATATCTGAAATGAACGCTTGATCCATTCATCAAATAGCATGAATTGTCATCCTGTGTAGGCATCTTGACAATCCATGATCGTGGGCACCATTTCAAAAACTCACGCCTCAACGTATCATTGAGCTTAGGATATGTGGCACGAGCCATAAGACCGTGAGTACCAGGGTAATCGCTACAAAGCTTAAGAGCTTTAACCACAGACGCTGTAGTTTTTCCATTACCAAAGCCTCCGCCAAAGATTTGAATCTTGGCACGGCTCTTGTGGAAGCCCTCCTGCACCGATCCACGCTCTAATCGATAATTAGGCATCTGTGTGACTCATCTCCGTTTACTCAATCCCGCTTCACTCATAGCAATCGCAATCGCCTGATCCACATCTGTCACCTTCGGACCATGCTTGCTACCGCTCCGCAGTTTTCCTTTCTTGTACTCTCTCATGACCTTTGATACTTTCGACCGTCCCTGTTTCTTTGCCACTTTCCTTGCCCTCCAACATCAAACACACCCTACGAACAAAGTGAGCACTTGAGAACATCTTCGCAACACGACCCTTAATCATCGTAACATCTTCACTCTTGAGATCGACCAACTTGAACGTCTTCAATCCATCCTTAATCTTGTCAATCAAATCCCCACGAGCCATCATTGCTTCCAAACCAGCATCTTCATCAGCTTTGATTGGCCTATCAAGCGCAATGATACACGTCCGGCCAAGTGTAAGTTTCTTTGTCAAATTCTCAGCCGCTTTTTGAATAATCTTCTGTATAGATTGAAGATCACTCACGCGA